TAGTAGAATAATAATGAAAACAACAGAACTAACACTAGAATCAGGACGCAAGGTTAGCATCCATCTAGGTAACATCGTTGCTATACACGAAACGCAATCGGGATGCATGATTGAAAGAAAAGTAGGATTGAATATTTATTGTACAAACGATTACGTTACATTGGATAGAGAATGGAATAATTATCTTTTAAATAAGTAGATATGAAAATATACAAACACGAAGGAAAAGGAATATGGCTTGGTTCTACTATTATAGTTAAGGCAAAAGATTTAGAAACTGCCAAAGTTATGATTAGAAAAGAACTAGACGAAAACGGTTTAAAAGATGAACCGTTAGATATTGAGGAAGTAACAACAGATATTATTCACGTTTATAATGGAGATTACTAACATGGAAAGAAAATTAAAAGTAGGGGATAGCTTTGAGGTTGTGGAGGTGTTACAGAACAGTTTCAGTAGTGGTGTATTTAAGACTGGTGGTCATACTGTTTCATTTGATGATTATCATCAGTTACTTAATGGTCATTTAGATAGTTATAGTAATACTTACATGGGTCAAAGAACATTGTGTCTTGGCCTTAATGAAACAAAACCAATCGGTAAACTAACAATCACTAAAGTAAAATAGAAATGAATATACTAGAAATTATTTGGGTAGTACTGACTTTTATAGGATTGATATACTCAATAAAGGCAATTAAAAACGATAATCCCTGGGGAGCGTCTATAGTTATATTAACAGCATGGTCTTTGATGATTATGATTGGTTACTATATAGACAATCTAACAACCCCACTTTGGTAACAAAAAACCCCTAGCTTTTGAGTAAGTCTAGGGGCAAATAGAAAATTATGAAAAAGAATTATTAAGTAGTAGCCTCAAACAATTTGTAGAAAGCATCTTCGTAGTATTTAGTCAATGCTAAACGCTCCTCAACACGAATAGTTACAATGTTTTTACCAAAGTTATCGACGTGTTGGTCACCGTATGCAAGGCTAATACCTTTACGTTGCCAAATTTCAGCACCTCTTTGGAAGTCACCGATTAATCCCTCTTCGTCACCAAATACGTTTGAGTAAACAACTGGTACACCAGCTAAAGTTAACACGTTACGAGTTGTGTCGAAAATAACCGGATAAGTGTATGCGTTTTCGTTATCCTTGTTAAGATAAATCTGCATCCATTTAGCTGGAGAAACAACAATAGCAGTCGCTTCACGGTTGTTTTTACGAACCGAAGTAATAGCGGAACAAACTTCTTCCAACTCACTTCCACCAATACCTGCAATTACAGGGGCTGCAGAAGATGAAGTCCAAAGACCTTCAATATCAGATACGCCAGATCCTTTGTATAGTTTAAAGTCCTCAACATCACGCAAAGCTAATACAGCCTCTCTTGCAATCCAAGAACGGAATCCTACAACGTCGTCTAGCATTTCGTCTGTTACATCCAAAAGACCAGCAATTTTGTACACATTGGCAACCTTAGCCTCGCCAACATAACCAAAGTTAGGTTTTTGCGCACCTTCGGCAGTAGTTCCGATTCCAGCTAAAGCGTCGTCTTTAGTGAACTGAATGTAAGGAATTGCGTTTGAAGTAGTGCTTCTTACATTCATTAAGTCACGAGCATAGAACTTGTAATGACCTGGACCAACCAAAGCGGGCGTACCCGTAGCCACTGAACCTGCAAAAGTAGACATTGGAGCTTTTTGAGTTAAGTTAACATTATCTAACTCTACGGTTTTACCTTTTACAGAAACCAACTCTTTTACTTGCTCATCTGTTAATGAATCGAAAATCTGATTCTCAACGGACTTAACACGCTCTCCGATAAAATTATCGTCAATACGTTTCATCGCCTTTTCAGCATCTTCTAACTTACGGTCGTATTCCTCTTTAACCGCAGTGATTTTGCTTTCGAAGCCTTTTTCAGCTTCTTCTTGAGCTTCTTTCTTAGCATCAGCAATCTTAGAATCAACATCTTTCAATGCCAACTCAACTGCATCCTTAGCCGCCTTTTCAGCCGCATCCTTAGCTTCTTTAGCTTCGTGGTCACGCTTTTGATCGAAATACTTCTCTCTTTGGTACTCCGATAATTCAGCGATTTCTTTTTCTGATTTGTAAACGAACATTTTGTTTTTACATTAAATTTAACCATACAGGCGTGGTTTTCACACCTTCTTCTTTATTAGTGATAGGCTCATCGCCTGTATTTTCCTCTTCTTTTGTTTGCATAGGCGTCATGTTGTTTGACCCACGTAGCACAGCCGAACCCTCTAAGAATACCCTTGCTTTTTTAACGTACCAAAAGTAACCTAATTCCATAGCATCCTCTTGGTTAGCCACTTCTTTTAGGTACTTGTTCCAGTTTGCGTACTCGTCTTTAAAATCGCTATTGTTAACGCATAGAGATAAATCCTCGTAAATCATACGAACCGAGTTTTGCAAAGGAACGCCAGCTTTTAGCGCCTTAACAAATTTATCATTAGCATAGTCTTGCAAAGTAACTTCAAAACGCAACGCATCGGTAGTGCCGTTAATATCTAAACCTAATTGCTTCCACCTCAAACGCTCTACATAAACACGAACGTCTTTAGGAGATGCAACAAGACCGTCTACACCATAGTTGTGGTCGATAATATAGCTAATACCCTCAATAGGCTCTTCGCCCCAAATACCTTTAGCGTGAACATCGCCGTGCGAATCCAAAAAATTCGTGGTATTTATAATAGGATAGATTACGTTGCCTGAATCCTGTTCTGTATCTTCCGCTTTAGTAGCTGAATTATTAGCAACCTGGTTAAAAGAGCAGACTTTATATGTAACAGACTTTCCAATCCTGTCTTTTGTAACAGACCTTAATTTTTCTATATCCATTTATTTAACCAAAGTTAAGATGCTTCTAAATACGTTTACAGGCTTAACCTTCTTCTCGTCAGTCAGCTTTTTAAGTTCTTCCACCTGTTTAGTAGTGGGTTTCTTTGTTTGCTTTGCCATAATGATACAAATATACAAATAATATTTTTAATGTGTTTTTACCACAAAAGGTAATCGGTAATTTGGTATTTTGATACTTTTCGACTTTATAAATAATACTATTAAATTTTTCATAAAAAACTTTTTATAAAAATATATACTTTTCCCTATTTTCTTAGATTACCAGATTACCTTTATATATATATACTTTAAATAATATATATATTATATTGATTATTAATGGTTTATAGGGTTGAAAAAAGTCGAAAAAAGGTAATTTAAAGGTAACTTACCGTAACTTACCCCGATTACCTTTGGACGCATGGACGTATTAAAAGCAAAGTCTTTACTATATATAAAAACGTGAAAAGATAAGTTTCTATATTTTTTGGCGACCGAATGGGAAAACAATGCGTCCATACGTCCAATAGTAAGCTATGCAACTAAATAATGTACATTTAAATCAAATAGAATAGATTTTTATTGATATTCGATATGGACGCTTCTAGCCCTTAATAATGATTTATATACTTCCTATTGTATTTATTAAGATAATTTTATCATTAAAAATATAATTACTATATTTGTATTAAATTTGCAGTTTCTTTTCTTTATATTCTTATTTAGAATCATTATAAATAGTATTTATTATTTGTATAATATAAAGTAGTTTATTATCTTTGGGTATTGATTAAATTAAATAAATGTTATGAAGAAAACTAAAAATTACAGACAGTGTTCTAAGTGTGGTTATGTTGATGATTTACAAAGATTAAGGTGTCAAAAATGTGAGGGCGCAATGTATCCATATAGAAATACTATTGGAGTAAGAATAAAAGAAGTTATTAACGGTGTTGTTTATTTTAATATATAGATTATGAAAACTAAACTACACCAGGTTGTTTCAAGATGCGTTAATCTTGCTCAACTAAACAGTGCAGCTAATTACTTATATTTGTATGGCTTAAATGTAGGATGCAATGCGTTATATATAGAAGCCGTAGAATTATGGGAAAATAAAGTACGTGAACTAACCGGCGCAGTACTAAGGAATACAATCGATTACAAGGAATATGCTATGCACCTGCTTGTTAACGGTGCTATTGATGACTGTAATGAGTTTATACAGTTGGCTGAAAAAGAGTTATTGAAATTTGAAATAAAATAGAAATGGAAAAGAAAGATAACAACGGTTGGATTAAAATCGAAAGTGAAGCGGATTTGCCTAAGGCGTATGGCTACTATTTCGAATTTGATAATTTAAGTAATGACGTTAACATTATACAATTCAGACTAGAAAACATAGTATACTGGATTGAGAATGTTACCCACTACCAACCAATTACCAAACCTTTAAAACCTATTTACTAAATGAAACTATCAATATTAGTTCCTAGTGTACATACTAGGCGAAATAATTTTCTACCTAAAATACAGGACGAAATTTACAGACAGATTGAAGAGCTTGACTATCTACAAAAAGAACAAGTTGAGGTTTTAGTACTTAGCGACAATAAATCTATTATGCTTGGTGATAAGCGTAACCTTATGGTAGAAATGGCTCAGGGCGAGTATATACAGTTTGTCGACGATGACGATGAAATACACCCTAAGTTTATATCAAAGCTTTTAGATGCAATAGAACATGACACTGATGTTATTACATTTTATGCTAATGTGACTATAAACGGCGGTGTTGGTAAGATATGCGACTATTCTATACACAACAAACGAGATTACAATACTCATAATAGGTACTACAGAATACCAAACCATATTAGTTGCGTTAAGCGTGAGTTATCTTTAAAATCATCTTTCCCGTCATTGAAGTACGCAGAAGATCAAGCCTACGCTAAATTACTGTTACCTCACTTAAAAACAGAGCATCAAATTAAAGAGGTATTATATTACTACAAATACAACGACAACGTGACAGAAACACAATTTCAAAACTTGCCGGAACACATTAGAAAACGCAGACAACAACCTGCTATCGTTGACGTTGTTATCCTCTCTAAAGCCAGCAACTCTAGTTTAAAGGCTATGACGCAAAAAACTATTGACACTTGTATATCTGGTGCTAATCAATTGCCTGTTAATGTAATAGTCATTGAGCAGATGCCACACGTTCAGTATAACAATGCGCAGACTGTTTATCATCATACAGAATCATTCAATTATAATGACAACATGAACTTAGGCGCAAAACAAGGTAAAGCTAAACACATTTTGTTCTGCAACAATGACTTACTTTTTCACCATGGATGGCTTCACGAATTGTTGTCGGCCAATTATCCTCTCGTTAGTCCTAAATGCCCTAAAGACCCACGTCAAACAGATATAAAAACTAACGAAATAGGCACTAAATGCGGTCGTTACTTTTCGGGTTGGTGCTTTATGATGACTAGGGATTTATGGACTAAGATAGGAGGTCTACCAAACATTGTTTCTTATTGGTTCAGCGATAATGCTACAATAAAAGAATGCGAGAAAGTAGGGGTAAAACCAATGTTAGTGACTAGTGCTTTAGTAACTCACTTAGGTAGTATTACATTCAAGCAAGATAAAGAAATAGACAAAGACGACGTAACCTGGGGGCAATGCACTATTTACAACAATCACTATAAAGACAACCTATTTCACGACAATCCGAACTATCAAGCATATCTAAAGAAAACAAAATGAAGCCACTAATAGCAATAACAGTGCATAATAGGCATGATACAGCTAGAAACTGTATTAAGCATTGGGAAATGTACTATACTGACTTTTCTATAATGATTGTTGATGACGGTAGTGATACACCATTTGATGGAGCAACGATTCGTAACCAAACGCCATTAGGTATATCTCGAGCAAAGAACCAATGCTTAGAATACGCTCGTGAAATGGGTTATAGTCACATTTTTCTTGCTGATGATGACGTATATCCTCTAAACGGAAACATACTATACAAGTATATAAATTCAGATTTTAGTCACATGTGCTTATCATACGAAAAGGACATCACAGGACGCCGTATAAGCAACGAAGTTTATGTAATTGAACAACACCGTTATCACTGGGTTTATAACGCACCATGCGGTTTATTATTGTATTGTGACAAGCTTGTGTTAGACAGTGGAGTTACATATCCTGAAATGCCTGGTAGATGGGGGTTAGAGCATCGGGTTTTTAGTGAAAGAATACACAAAGCCGGTTTGAATCCATATCCTTTTATTGACATTCCAAACGCTATAAAAGAGTTTTACTCATACGACTACAACCACGCTATAAAAGGTAGCGTACCCGAAAAAGAACGAATTGAAAGTATTAAAATTAACTCATTATGTTTAAAGTCGCAATCACAACAAGAAACAGACCAAACGAATTAGAACGTGTTTTAATCGAGGTCACTAAGTATGTGCCGGAACGTGACATTATCATAGTCGATGATGCAAGCGATATTGAGTATTGCAAAAGCGATTATAGGTTTGAAGAAAGGGCAGGAATACCACGTGCTAAGAATAAGTGTATCTCATTGTTCATGGAAACTAACGCTGAACATTTATTCCTTTTAGATGACGATACTATGCCAATTCACAAAGATGCATTTAGTAGATACATAGAAAGCGGATTAAATCACGCTTGTTACACTTTTTATAAACCAATAAAAAATAAAGAAAACTACCGTGTATTCAATTTAGTTAATGGATGCGCAATGTATTACAATAGAAAAGTATTTGAAACGGTTGGAGGTTTTGATACAACATTCTTTTCCGCATACGAACACGTTGAGTTCACCAGGAGAATATATAATGCAGGTTTAACGCCAGAAAGGTTTATAGATATTTTTAGTGATGGTCTTTTCTATTGTATGGATCAAGACCCAAAAACACATAAAAGGAGTTTTTCCAATATTGAAAAATCTAAACTACTAAAAGAAGGAAGAAGTCATTTTTATAAAACATACAATAGCAGTGCATATATACCTTATATTTAAATAAAATTTTGTATATTTGTATTGTTGACTACCACCAACGAGAAAAATATTAATTAGCCTACGGGTAATAAGTGTGTGGTAGCCTTATTATTCGATAGGCTTTTTTATTTTATAATGGCAAGAAGAAAAACAACTGAGGAATTTATTAATCAAGCAAAGCAAGTTCATGGAGATAAATACGACTACTCGTTAGTTGAATATGTAAATACCAATACTAAGGTTGGTATAATTTGTAAAAACAACAACCATGGAACGTTCTACCAAAGAGCTAGTGCGCATTTATTTGTTCAAAAATGCCATAAGTGTACTGGTAATGCTAAATCAAATACACAAGAATTTATTAATAAGTCTATAAAAAAGCATGGTAATAAGTACGATTATTCTTTAGTTGAATACAAGGGTAACCATTATAAAGTTAAAATAATATGCCCAATTCATACGATGTTCGAGCAAGAAGCAAATAGCCACCTTCTTGGTAATGGGTGTCCAATGTGCGGTAAAATATTGGCGAATAAAAAAACATCGTTAACAATAACTCAATTTATTAAAAGAGCAATGATAAAACATGGCAATAGATATAACTATGATAAAGTTGTTTATGTAAATTCAACAATAAAAGTAACTATAAATTGTAAAGAACACGGTGATTTTGAATGCACACCTAGTAACCATATACAAGGTAAGGGATGTAGTTTATGTGGTAACAAAAAAATATCTGAAAAAATGTCTAAAAACCCAACAGGATGGAATATAACAAATTGGGAAGAAAAAGCTAAAAGCAGTAGACATTTTGATTCTTTTAAAGTGTATATTATCCGTTGTTGGAATGACAATGAGGAATTCTATAAAATTGGAAGAATGTTTACAACTACAAAACATAGATTTAGAGCAAAGTCAATTATGCCTTATAATTATGAGGTAGTAGAAGAAATTGTGTTTGGAAACGCTAAAGATGCTTTTAACAAAGAAACTGAATTAAAAAGAATCAACAGGAAATCAAAAAAACTGCCATCAATAAAATTTAATGGCAGTCAAGAATGTTTTAGTTTTGTTTATTATCATTAATTTGTATGCTTCCGTCATACAGTTTTTCTAAAGACCTACCACGATACAAGAATCCACTCATGTATTCAGCACCCTCTATTTCTCCGTATCCAATCTGGTATCTGCCTTCGTTTCTGCTTATAATACCACTTTCAACCGCCTTATCAATCCACTCTATTTGCTCTTTAATATTTGCAGATAATTCAGGCAATGAATTAATATCAAGCTCAATAATAACATCGTCAAAATGCACCCCAACAAAGTCTGTCAACATATCGCTACAAACCTTTGCAAGTGGCGCAACAGCGTTTGTTATGAATTGGATGTTCGCAATACTCTGATTATTATAGCTAGAACTATCCTGGTTATAGAACTGCAATGGTATCTTATAAGCCTTGTAAATAGACTGCTCGTCTGCACTGCGGATATTAAGTAAATCCAAGTCACCACTAGGTAAACCAACCTGTTGAACGTCCATAGCAATAGAGCTTGTTAAGTACCTAGAGTTTGGCGATTGCGATCGTAAAGCTTCTTTGAACTTAGCCATAAACGCATTGCGTTGGTCAGCGTTAAAAGCATCTTCGGCGCGCGCCGGACTAAGCATAGCAAGAACACCACCAGACTTTAATTGCTTTGATGCCTGTTTGTATGATTCCTCAATAGACCTCAAAGGCTCTAGGAACGCACGCAAAGGACTAACACCGTATAATTGACTCCCTGTTGTAGTAAAGTTCGGATTAGGTGTCCTAGCGTGGTATATCGTATCAGCAGGATATTGCTTCTCGTTCTCGGTCTGCCAAAACTGATAATAAGACTTTACAGGATTATATGTACCGCCAGATTCAATATGCAATTCAGGCATTGCCCACAATTCAATAGGTCGCTTTGTAGTTTTGCTTAGTTGCTTGTAAACGTATGAGTTTCCCGTAAGCAGGTAGCTAAGGCAGAACACACCTAAAAAGTCAGACCATCGTTGTTGCGGATTAGGTTGTTTTAACAAGTCCTGTAATGCTTGTATAGGTTCAATCTCTTCTAACGCACGAGCCTTTAATATACGATAAGCGTCAGTGTTTACGTCACTTCCTTTGAATGCTTTTAGTTTCCTGTTGGCCTTCTTGTCCTTGACTTTATAGAACACAACAGGGCATTGCAACACTTTTTCATATATCAATGATGTAGCGGTGTAAACCACTCCTACATTGCGCCAAATGCGATTTATGTACTGGTTAGCATCGTCATTTATAATAGGTAGGTCTGCACCAAGCCATTGAAACAAGTTGACGTTAGCCAACATTTCCATATCACGCTTTAGTTGCTCTTGCTTTTTAGCTTTATTGTTGAATCCAAACATAATAAACAAAGATACAAAAAAAAAGCTAGTCGTTA